CTTTCTATCAAACACCAACACTAAGTATATTATATTCGGTGTTTCACGAATCACGCGTAACATAGTATACTTCGGAATATATTTTGCCCATCGTTTGCATATTGTAGTTGATGTATCTTTATGATCGGGTGCATCATTGCTAACAGAGTCACCAATATTCGCACATTCTAAATCTGTAACAAATTGGTTCGCGTGTTCTAATTTTTCAAGAATAGTAATTTTCGTAGATTTTGAAGTAACCCACGGTTTGGAAAGTTTGGGATGTGATTCAACTTTGAAGTATTCTCTCATTAATTGTTTCCCACTTTTAAGTTTAATCATTTCGCGATAATATACAACATATTTTTTCATCATATTTTGAGTAATCCCTAGTGGTAAGATTTGCGCAGTATGTTTTCTCTCGCGCTTGTCATTTTTTACCACAATCGTTGATTCATCTTCTTCCATTTTGTATATCTTCGTTATAAAACATATAAAAATGAAACGCTCCTAAATAGTAAGAACAGAACCTGTATAAACCGTAAATGAATGCAATCTGTGAAAAAAAACGCACACTATCAATGGGGCTTATTTTCAAGTTATCACAAATCGGATTCGCACTTCGAAGTACATTGTGTTATACAAATCGTATTAATGTTGGTATACATGATTACGTAGAATGTGTTGCACAATTACGAGATGGGGATTCGATTTTTATATCAACGAGAGAAACTTCAGTATCTATTCCGAATATAGTGACGATTTTACGGGCGCGTAATGTCCGCGTAATCTTCTATATCATGGAAGAGCCGGTCGTTGCATGGGAGGTTGTCGAGAGATTGCTTCCTGTAAGTATTCGAATTTTTATCCAGAATAATATTTACGACCACCCAAAGATTCATATTATGCCAATTGGTATACGCGATTGCGGGACGATTGTTGCCATGCATCGACGGTTTGATCAAAAATATTTGCTTGAAAAGGGTGTTTCAATACGAACCTCACTTGGGGCAAATGTACGACCTATCAAATGCCTCCTTTGTTTCAGTATATGGACACATCCATCACGACAGGAATGCTATGACCTCTTTTCAAAGGCACCCTTTGTCTATAATCTAAATGATGACCCTTCATTGGATATGCGCGAGGCGCGTGAGAAACGCGACACTGCCGAGTTTTTCCATGAGAAAGTTCCGGAAACGGTTGTCTACCAGAAAACACTTGAGTCCCGTTATGCACTGTGTCCTCGTGGGTGTGGGGTTGATACACACCGGTTTTATGAATGTATTTATTTAGGTTGTGTTCCAATCGTTGTTCGGACGAATACAATGTTTGATCGGTTATATGATCCTTCTGTGGGGTTTCCATGCCTTGTTGTCGATAAATGGGATGATATAACTGAAGATTTATTGAATAACTCATACCCGGATTGTTTTTCTAGATTAAAAGCGTTTCATGCAAAGTACCCGCGGTTTTTGACGGATTTAGATAGTATAGATGGTTTGTTGAATGGATTATAGATGAGTGCGGGATATTCTTCTTTATTATCACTGTGGTTTGTTATTTTGATTCTATTAATATACAGTTATTATATACGGGTTTGAATGACTACTACAATTACTCTCCACCGTCGCCGTAGATGGTCAATGAAATATAAACGCAGTATCAACTGTCGGCGACCACGCGGATTCTCTCAGCGTCAGCATTGCAAGTATGGGCGACGAGGATGGGGGAAGACTCGACGACAATCCAAGAAATGAAATAAATTGAAGTAGTATTCATGAATCTTGATATAAATGTAGTATTATTGTATTTTATACAGATGTTGTCATTGATTCGGAATTTTATCATGCGTGGAAACGGTATAATCACCATCAAACCAGTATCACAAGTCACACCAGTTGCATTGGGACGCTGGGGAATTCAGTATGATCAGAAGATCATCGACTGTAAGGTTTTTCAAGCAAACGAAGATCACTGTGGATGTTGTGTCGACGTCAAGATCAAAACCTCCTCGAATGAAGCTGTTGAGAAAGGAATACGTTATGAAAAAACAGAGGAATATTTGTTGCCATATGTTGTATAATATTATAATCTACTGATACTACATAACCATCCATCATGAATCTTAACTTCAACATTACAAAATACGGGGGTGTTATGGCATTTTATGCTGTAATAACCTACCTTCTCTTTCCAATGATCGCTTATTTCTTATTTGGGAAAACATTAGAGGCTGCTGGAAATGGTTTTATCATTGGAAGTATCGCATCAATTGTTCTCTGGAAGTTTTATGGTTTTGGGATGGTTAAGGGGGTGTAAGACAGGTACAAGTATCATCAATTCAATTACAAATGATGTTTAATAATATATGAACTGATTAACCCTGTAATACATGAAAAGAATAAAACGGTTTTAAATATCTTAAAAAATTCATCTTTATCTGGAATATGAATTTTTATTTGATCTGAAACCTCTATATATTCGTGGGGTTTCCCTCCACCATTCTTTCCAATATTGAAATGGATAAGTGCCTCCATAAAAAATATAATGAATGTGATAAAAGTAATTACAATAAAGATGATTTTCATTTTTACTATATATATTGACAAGATTATCGACCATGGGATGATAATCACAGGGACGATTCAGTAGTTGTTAAATATGAAATCAGGGTCACCCGTGATCATGCGAAGAGCTAGTGTAATGTAGGCTCGTTCAACGGCGTCTGCTTCATAATAGTTCCAATATGTGTCTTGCAAGCGGAGGTCGATGTAGCGTGAACTATTCGCAGACTGGGTGTTCGTGAAGTGGCTTATCGTGCAATAATGTTCTGAAGGTGGATAATCATTTTTCACAAATACGCCTTTGCTCTTGAGGTGGGCATATTCTGGCCGTTTTTCTCGGATGAGGTACATTTTTCCGGGTACAAGGTCGGTTGGGGAAACAAGTCGTAGTGGTCGCATCGTTCGTTTGCGTTGTCTGGCGAGGTATCGGATCGAAATACTTTTGTTTCAATTTTACGAAATGAATGGTATAATACACATTTTTTATGTTTATCTCGCGATAAACATAAAATTATATTTCAAATATGGTGTAACGCATACAGACAATTTAATTGCTGTAAGCACTCTTATTCCTCTAAGTTTCCCTAGAGGGAGGACTGTATCTTAAGCCGTCTCTGGTTGCTTAAACCATCATCAACGACCCATTTCCGTTCAGTCTCTGACGCCCTACCATAGACTAGCATATCGTCTTTAGGTAGTGAGCATGCGGATTGCCCAATCCTTTTCATTATTACCATACCCAAGTTCATTACTCTTGGCCACTCATTCCTTTCGGATATGAGCTTGGTAGAAAAGGCTCTAAGGGGTTTCCCGAACAACAAGAAATGTCGCATTTCCAACGACAACAAGTCGGAAACACTAGCAGCTAGTCATAACATCAACAGAGTTGATGGTGAGGACATAAATGGTTTTCCGCAGTAAGAACTCACATTACTACGGCATGCTGCTTTTAGGCCCTGGTTCACAGCTGATAGTATGATCATCATCATTACTATAACTGTAGCGTTAAGGCCTCCCATACCGCTCATCACACGCAGAACGTTGTAGTTGACGGCATAGACACGCACCTTGGCAGTGTTGGTACCCTCAACGGTGGCGTTGGAGAGAACAAGCTGCAAAGTAGCGTTATCAATACGAGAGAAGTTGCAAGAGCCGGAAGGCTGGTGCTCCTCGGGCCTGAGAGCAAAGGAATACAGGTTGATTCCGGTGTCGGGGGCGCGAGTGTGGTGCTGGTGAGGCTGAACCAGGTCGAAGTAGGTTCCCTCACGCTCAGAGAAGCGGTCCTGTCCGTTAAGCTGGAGCTTAGCAGTGACAACGGGGTTCTCACCCCAGCAGTGCATGTCAAGAGAGGTCTCGGTAAGGACGAAAGTGCCGGCATCAGAAACTCCAGAAGTGGGTCCATTGGACGAAAAGTTGGGAAGATCGTAGTTGCTGGCGGTGGTAGCAGCGGCTCCGTGCCACCAAGAAGTGGC